AACTTGACGAAATTATGGACAAGAAGAAATGAACCTATCCGAACACTTTACCTACGATGAGCTGACCCGAAGCGAGACCGCCGAAAGGAACGGCTGGCTCAATATTCCGTCTAACGCGGAAAAAGAAAACCTGATCCGTCTTGCGGAGCTATTGGAGCAAGTCAAGGCTGCGGTCGGTGGAAAGCCGGTAATGATCAACTCAGCCTACCGATCCAAGCAAGTCAATGACGCGGTGGGCTCCAAGGACACATCCCAGCACCGGCTTGGCTGTGCGGCAGACCTACGGGTTCCCGGCATGAAGCCTAGAGAGGTCGTAGAGGCTTGTATAGCGGCCTCTGTGCCTTTCGATCAGATAATCCTAGAGTTTGACTCATGGACGCATATCAGCGTCCCAAACACCCCGGAAACGTCCCCACGCGGTCAGAAGCTAATCATTGACCGGCAGGGGACTAGGACTTACAGTTAAACAACTCCTCAAGCAGCACCTTTGACCCCCTCTACGGGGGTTCTTTTTTAGTACAACGGGGCGCAAGTTACATCGATGACAACGTCCCTAGTCACCCCTCCCACGGCCCTGCGACCGTAGATCACAACCGCGCGAGTCCTAGCCGCCTGACAGTCCTGAATGGCGTTGGCGGTCTCCAAGCGCGTCATGGCGTGGACTTCCTTATCCACGATGAGCTTTTGAGCCGGTGGCGGTACGGAGTAGTCAACGGGGTTTGCGGCGCACCCAGTTAGCGCGAGAACTATCAGTAGTCTTTTCATCTTTTTTTTCCTTTTGTGAGCAAACAAAGCAGACCATCGCAATCATCGCAATCATCCACAGAACAAAGAACCAGATGTCGGCAGCTACGAGATGAGAAATAAAAGTCATGGTTCACCTACCTCCTTGATGTTGACTATTACCTGAACTGGTTTGGCCTTGTAGTACCAATACAAATTCCTAGTTAACCACTCATTAGCAGCACGCTGTGTTCTAAATGTGAGATTCTTGAAGGCTTCTTGCGGCATCGCACCATGTTCTATCTGAACGTAGCGGCCTCTTGAATCCTTAAGCGCCCAGCACTTAATCCTGTTCGGCATCTGACTTACCTATTGAGGTCAGGGCTTGCGATAACTGCCAGCGCATATCCAAAATAATCTGCGTAATTTTTTCGTTATCGCTAAACGCCGGGGTTCTGGTCAGACGCTTTAGTTCCGACAGGTTTAGGTCGAGCTTAATAATTAGTGACGAAATATCTTCCATAAGTCCCCCTAAAAAGGAATGTCATCAATTAGGCCGGTGGAGTCAAAGTTTTCTTTTGGCTCCTCGCGCACCTTATCTCGCGGGGCTCCAGCAAACTCAAGCTCATTTAACCGCGCTCTGAGCGAAGTACCGGTCGTTCCGTCCTTGCGCTTGTATTCCTCGAGGTGGGGCTCAGATAGGGTCACAAAGAGACTCTGACCCTTGACTAGATGAGATTGGAGCTTCTCCACGCGGTCACCCCACATGGTCGCGCTAACCCATTGCGTAGGTCTTTTACCGTCAGCGCCTTTCTTTCCGTAGTCCATAGCCAGCGACAGATCCATGACGGGCTTACCGTCAGCGGTATGGCGAATTACTGGGTCTTTACCGATACGAGCTAATCCAATTAGTAACATTTTTAATCCTTATCAAAATAGACTGCTTTGTTGTTGTAGAAATCAAACAGCGCCTCACACTCAGCCAAGAACTGCTCGGCTGCGTCCTCAACCACCTTGATCTCCTCCGGGGTGGGTTTGAACTTCTTAATGAACAAGTCCTTGCCCTCACCCATGCGCGGGTCGTAGGACACAAACCAGACCGCCTTACCCGTAACCGCCGCCTGTAAGGTCATCTGAGGTTTATATTCCGCAGGGACTTCTTGGTTGGCGATGTACTTCATGTGGGTCTTGGTCTTGGGGCATTTGATCTCAATTAAGCATCCGTCAGACACGAACCCATCAGGCGAACAGCCCAGAAAGGGTATACGCGGATGGTCAATGAACCGAGTGTCCGTAACTATCAGGCCGGTCACAGTCTCAAACCGTTCCTTTGCCGCAGCCTCTTGCACAACCCCCCACTCCATGTCCGAGGTCGTGTACTTGTCCGCAAAGGTATTGGTGATCCGTTCCGCGACAATCTCATAGCGTAGGTTCTCGCGTTCCGTGGACTCCTTACCAGACTTTAGGAAGTTCATAGCGGCCGCCATCCGAGAAGCGGTGAGCTTGCCCAGCCGGTCGTTCCACCAGTTGCCATCAAGCTGCAATGGATTGGCCTCACGCATCTTTAGCCCCCTTGAGTTCTGCGCCCTTGTGCGCGGCCTCAGTCCTGACCAGCTCACGTTCCTCTGGGCTCAGAGCTTTCCAAAAGACCGAGAGGATCTCAGGGCTCGATGCCTCATTGATCAGCTTGACCAGTTCCTCTTTAGTCTTGGTCGCACGTTTCTTAGGCGTAGCTTGCTGGTGGATAGCGTTTTGTACTTCATTCGCAGAACCGAACTCCATGCCACCCCAGCCCGCAGCCGCCAAACACCGACCGATTGCGCTGGTCTCTGCGTTTTCTAAAGCGGATGTTGAGTTGATCTGGCTAGAGGCTCTGAACTCCTCTGCGTGGCCCGTAGCAATGCACTTTCCCAAGTCTGTGTAGATCCGAGCTTGCATGATAACCACGGTATCGTCTGCCTTGATTATTTCGGTAGACAGTTCCCAATCCGGGTGAGCTTCGCGGAACTTCTGAACCCGCAACGCAACGGTCTGGTATTCCTTGCCTTTAATATTAACTATGCCTGTGTTCAAGTTATTCTCCTTAGATAAACATTGCTAAAACTGCTACTAGCGCAAGTAGAGCGCCACCTATTAAATCACCGAGTTCTTCTTTAGTCATTTGGTTCCCGCCTTTACTAAAATGTATTCCGCGTAACGAACTTTGTCTTTCTTGATCATCTTGGTATTGATCAACCAGCCCTCATTACGCAACGTAAAAATTATGTCTGCAAGGCGTGTTGCAAAATAAAGCTGAATCGCCTCCCAGCTTGTAATTTTCTTTTTGGTAACTAAGTGGTGCGCTACTTTGTCAATCTTAGTGCTTGGTGCTTTGCTCATATTGCTTTCTCCTCAAGGTTTCAAATTCGTTGGCTAATTCAACTAACCGCTTCTTTATGTTTTCAAAAGGCTCTGGGTCACGCATAAAACTAAGGTCACGAACTGCTTCGGCAACGCCTAGACATTTATATGCAATCAGGTCTAGGTGATGTGTAGTGATGAGTTCTTCTTGCTCTTGCTGCTCAAGTTCTTGCTGGTGATGTTCTGCGTCAGTCATTTTGTTACCTCACAGTCTTGGTGGTCGGTGATAAAACGCTCAAGGCAGTCATGGTCAGACGTAAAGATGCGACCCTTGCAATGAACGCATTGGTGGTAATAGCCTTGGGGAGTTGTTACTCTGAGGACGTGGTCAACTGGATCGTCTCTGTATATTGACCAAGCGGGTGATGTTGTCATTTATTCTCTCCGGTAGTGGGGGCCGAAGCCCCCGGTTGTTAGACTATTGCTTTGCCTGTTAGAACGTCAACAGCTTCTTCATCGCCAAACTCAGATTTGATTTCTGCAAGTTCTTCTTCTGAGTAACCGTTTTTCTCACGGAAGGAAATGTAGCGTGCAATGGCTAGCGCATCTTCTACGCCTCTTTGTTTAACCGATGCCCGCATTTGTGTTGTAGTAATTACGCCGTCATCTAACAGTTCGGCTAAGGTATCGGCAAAAGGAATTTTGTTGTTAGAAATCCAACGAATTACGTTGCCGTCAAATTTGATGTTGTTTGCGTTTTTGTTCATTTATTCTCTCCGGTTAGTTACGATCAAAGTGACCGTAGGAGAATCATAAAACGATTAGTAAACTGTTTGCAAGAGGTATTTGCACTTTTTATCAATTATTTTTAATTCCCCTACAAATTGTAGGGTTATTGACTCTAAGCCTAAACTGGATATAAAATTAACACGTCAGCAAGGTGGCACTTGTTGGAAAGATGAAGATAGAACGGAACCCTCGGTTGTTTAGGTGGGTATGTGTGGTACGGGAAATGTGGCTCTCCAGCCGTTCTATCCGGTCATTTTTCCTCTGCCGCCCATGCCAAGGGCCATACCCACCTAAGTATCCGGGGGTTTTTCTTTTTGGTAGCCGACTGCGCGAAACGCCAGCTAAGTAAAAGGCGGGGATGGGATAGAGGCCGTGGAATAAGTAGCCACGGAGCCGGGGTCGACACCCGCTATATCCGTCTAGTAGTGGGCATGGCTACCTAGAGTACCGTTGTTACGGGATACATCTCCATGTAAAGCTGGCAAA